TCATTCTTCCTGTCGCAGATACAGTTCCTGATAATTATGAAGCCCATATCGGTTTCATTGATGCGCCAGGGATACCATTAGCTAATGAGGTGTGTTTTGTATATAACAACACGCTAAACGCTGGCAACTGGACCGGAAGAGTCACTGTGGCTGGGGTTTCTACAGATTTAGATTTAGGTGTAGCCGTTACGACAGATTGGGTAAATTTGAAAATAGTTATAAGCCCTGGATCTGTAGACTTCTACATACAAGGTGTATTAGAAGGCAATATTGCGACAGCGCTCCCGACAGCTTATTTATATTGGATGTTCTACATTCAAAAACTTCTCGATACCAATGGTCAAACAGAATACATTGGTATTGATGCGTTCTATGGAAAGATAGAATTAACAAATCAACGATTCTTCTAGGTGAAAAATGGCTTTTGCAATCAGTCCAAGAAATATTAACAACCTGAATTATACAGGAAGTCAATTCTACTTCACTCCTTGCGTTGAAGCTCCAAGAGCTCCTACAACTACAGATTGGAATTACCCTTTGTTTACCTTATGGCGTAACTCAAACGCCACTGCAGTCCTTCCAAATACTGAGGGGGATATGTGGTATCTAGCTACCTTCACTGGCCAAGGTGGGAATAATCATCCATTAGCAAACTGGAGAAAACTAGCGAGCGGTGGTTTTGGAAACGTTATAGGATTTACAGTTCCAGCAGGAATATCTCCTGTTTATGCTGATATAAATGGACTTGTAAATTTAACATCTACTGGCGGCACTATTACGATTACGGGTTCAACGGCAGATACAATAAATTTTGATCTTGTAGGGGGCGGTGTAGGTATTGATAGTGTGGTTGGAGATGATGGCGTGCCAGTTTTTCCAGATGGAGCTGGGCAGTTATTTTTAGATACGCTTCTTGTAGCGAATAATACATATCCAAGTCCGATATATACTGTAAATATAAATCCAAATACACAGACAATAGCTTATGCGCTATCTATAGCGAATGCCACAACAAATAATACATCATATGCTGGAATTAGCTATTTTGATGATTCTATATTCACAGTGAATAACTCTGGGTATGTATCAATGGTTGGTGGTAGTCATCCAGCCCTTCAATCTATAACAGGTGACGACACAGTAATCGTTTATGCTGATGCTACTGGGAATATTGATTTAACAACATCGATTGTTGCAAACGCAACTAATGCAACGCCGATTTTTACAACAAGCGGTGGCGCTTCTAATGAAACGATTGAACTACAACTCTCAACTACAAGCGCGACAACAAATGACGAGAATCTAGCAGGTATCTGTTATTTTGATGATAGTCAATTCACAGTGAATGCGGATGGATATGTTAGTCTTGTTGGAGGGGGAGGAAGCGGTTCTATAGTTCAACAAGTTCGTACTTCTTCAACAACTAGTGTATCTTCTACCGCTACGTTAGGTATAACAGGAACTACACCGACTACTGCTAATACTGCATCTGTAATAACTTTGGCTATCACACCTACAAGTTCGACAGATATTTTATATTTCCAATTTACAACTGTTTTAGGTGCTGATTCAGATACAACACCTAGTTTTCATTTGTTTGAAGGATCCACTTATGTAACCTCAAAAGCATACTGGCATCCAGGAAATGGATTAACTGATGCCGTTACTATAGATTTTGATTATTATAGAGTTTCAGGAACCACAGCTGCTACAACTTTTGATATCAGAATGGCTCATAATGGTAATCCAGCTATTAGCTTAAAAACACTTCAAAACGGAAATGGGACAGCACTATTTAATGCTGCTGGTAATACAGAAACTCAATTTACTATCACTCAAGTTGTTCCTTAGAATTCAAACAATCATCGAGAACGGATTCTGCTGTAACTAGACCTTTTTGATACCCTGCTTCCCAACAAATCATCAAAAAAATAAGATTTGTGGGCTCTTCTTTTGTAAGCAGGTCGTATGACTTTTTTGCTGAAAAAATAACCTCATCAGTAATAATCTCATGAAATTTCTCCTCATCAATTTCGATTGAGGAGATATAAAAGGGTAATAGTATAAGTGTTATCAATAATGCTTTCATGAAACTTTCCTAATTTTGATTTTATTTATTAAATTTAAATATTCTTACAACGTTCTATTAGTTTTTGCGCGTCAAGAAGACCATCCATGTATCCCGCTTCATAAGATAATTTTTTATCGTCATCTACACTCATATCTTTTAAGTTTCCATCTTCCATTATTAGAGTTAAACACTTTAATGAAGAAGTTTTCATACCATCTTCTATGTACTCATTAAAAAGCTCAATATCCACGTCTGTTGCGAACAGAAAAAGAGGAGAAAAAAGTAATGTGATTAAAATTGTTTTCATAAAAAATCCCTGATGTTAAGATCAGATTGCATTCATATGCAATCTTTTTGGTTAAAGATATATACACTGTGGGGGATCTAAAAAATCCCCTTCTTTTTTATTTTTTCTTTTTAGTTAAAGTTTTTTTGAGTTTAAGATCGTCCTTGATCTGCTCTTTGAATTCTTTACTATCTTCTTTTAAGTGTTTTAAGACTTTTTTCTTCAAATCCTTTTTCATGAAAGACTCCTTTGTTTTTACAAAAAAATACTAACCTTCAGTGAGAGTTTTTTCAATCCAATTGTTGAAGTGAACGTAGAATTTTGTTTCATCTTGTTTGATACGTTCGATCATTTCTGTCGGTAAAGCTCCCGCTGTTTTGCAAATATTATGGATATACGTCCTGAAATATCTCCTGTAATCATCATCGAGAGTTTCCATGAACTCTGTAATTGAGTCTTCTTCTTTTTTAGAATCGGATTTGGGTTTGGTTCGTTGCATCGCTTTTTCTCCGTCATCATCTTCTTGAGAGACTCCCATGATCGCTGCAAGAGAATAGCGGCGGATGTAGGTTAAAGCGGCTCCATACGATTGAATGTCTTCTTTTTGGCAGATGATCGGAGTGTAGGATTTTATGTACTGTCCTGAAGCGTGAGCGAGAGTTGTCACAAGAATGGAACTATATTTCACCTTGTCACCGACCAAGACTTCCTGGCAGGGAATTGTTGTTTGAATAATACTAAGACCGTTGTTTGCAAGAACAGGCCGACAAACCTCCCAAATACTACTCAGATCAGCATATTTAGATTTGAAGTAGGGGTTGGCGCTATCTTTAAGCGCAGGAAGCATTTCCCCTTGTGCTTTAGATAGAGCTGTAAAAAGCTCAGAAACTTGATCAGATTGATAACTTTTTTGGTCGTAATTCATAGGTAAAAAATCCTCTTTTTGGTCGTGATTCATGGGTAAAATACCCTCTTTTTGGTTACTTTGTTTTATTTTTATAGAAGTGATTATACACTAAGTAGCACGATTTAAACAAGTTAATGCTTTGTTCCACGTCGAACTCGACAACAAACGGCTTCTTCCCGTTTTTCTGTAAATGTATGAATTCGATGCCAACAACATTCATCTTATTTTTCTGCATTAGATAGGCATATCCTCCAGCTTGAGCCATCCAAGCCGGATTTTGTTGACTTGATGTTTTCAGATCGATGATTTTAAAACCCCCCTTTACAGGTTTAATGATATCTATCTCACCTGTAATCATGAGCTCATCATCGTATAAGCGGCGCTCGCACTGGACAGGTAATCCATCAAACCAGCTCATAAAACTATTAAAATATCCAATATCTTCATCTTTAAGGAAAAATGGAGTTAGACCAGATATTTGCTCGAAACAGTAATTATGTATACGAGTGCCCCTATTAGCCGCGTTAGCGAGTATATCGGGATGAATAGTGTCATATCCACTGTGCGGGGATATTATGTCGCTGACGCGCGTATAACCTGCCTTAATAGTCATTTTCACACCTATCACTCATTCCCAACATATCGGCAATTTCTTCCCTGAGTTCTTGAGTGTCCTGTAAAGACAAAGGTTCAGACCCTGGAATCTCTTTGTAGAGTTTAAGATAATCATCCATCTGGTTGTCGATAGCTTCGTCTCTCATCTTATATGCATCTTCAATGGCTTTTTCATACTCTTCAATAGTTGGATTTCTCATATGTATCCTTAAATTTTAGGTTTTTCAAATCGAAAGTGTTTTTCGTTTTTTCTGTCTTCATACTCAAAAACTAGATCTTGTAGAGAATTTATAGTATCTCTGCAACGGTCAAGCCACTTTTCTGCTTGTTTAAGTTCAAGACGGCTTTGAATTAAAGAGGTTTTTAACTCAAGGATCTCTTTTTCTTCTTCACTTAGCGTCCACATTTAAAACTCCTCTTGATGTTTTCGTTTCACTGTGTTATGGTTGAAGCACGCAGCGATTTCATTTAAAAACACAATGATATCAAAACATCACAATATTAGCAATAAAAATAAGGAAAAACATGAAATTGGAAGAATATCTTTGGGAGTTTCGAATCTCAAGAACGGCGTTTGGAAAGAAAATAGGCGTTAACCGGGCGACAGTTATGAAGATAGCAACAAGAAAGGCGAGCCCTGGCCTAAAACTTGCAATCGCAATTTACAACGCGACAAATGGTGTTGTGACATTTCAAGAAATGCTTTCACTAAAGGACTGTGAGTAATGAGACCTCATGTAATCTGTTGTGAAAAATGCTTCAGATATGTGAATCAAAGAAATAAAGAGGCGTCGACTCTTTGGTTAAATTTTTTAAAACATCATCACGATGCAGAGTTTGTCTTTTTACATTATACATTCGATTTTAGCCCAGATTTCATCTGGTTAGAGCAGGAGCGATTTACCGTTTCTACAGAAGTGTGTTATGAATGGATATCATTTAAGCTTCAAGGAGTCAATGAAGAGTCTGGAATCGTGTGTGTAAAAAAACACAATAAAAGAAAAAAAAAGGAATAGAGGAATGTAGCGGGTTTGACCACTTATACTATGCTTAAAAGATGGTTTTATGTAAGGTAGGTGGAAATGAAAAGGGCTTCCAGTTTGACGACTGAAAGCCCTCGAGATTTTAAACGACGAATGTGTGATGGCGTTCGTTGTCTACATAATAACTTAACCGAGTTATATTAGACAATCACAATATCACACCACGTCGTTTAAAATCTACTTAAGATTAATTTTTAATTAAAAGAGGGTTTTAACATGACAACTCAAGACACACAAGACATAGAATATTTCATAGATAGAGAGCCACATGATAGGGATAACCCTTATGTTATGATATCTAGGGATATGTTTAGGGATAAGTCGATCTCACCGAAAGCAAAAGGTATTCTAGGTTATCTGTTATCTCTACCTGATGATTGGGTGGTTAGAGCTAAGGCAGTGGCTAAAGAGTTAGATGTCGGTGTAGATTGTATTTATAGCGCAATTAGAGAATTGAGGAAGGCCGGCTACTGTAAAATGGTTAAACCCAGGGGTGAAAACGGTTCATTTCAAAGGTGTTACTATAGAATTTCTGAGAAGCCTCGGTATAAAGAAGATGAAGAATTCAAAAAATCTTCACCACATCGGGAAAACCCAGACGTGGGAAACCCACGCGTGGGAAATCCCCGACTACGAAGTAAAGAGGTTACGAAAGAAAGAGAATACGAAAGCGCTGCGCCTTCACTTCAAGAACCCCAAGTCTCTCAAGCAAGAGAAGAAGCTCTCAAGCAACTAACTCTTGATCGCATAGCTCTTAAGAACGCCAGAAGTTCTGAGCATACGGATGAAACTGTACTCAATGCAGTAGCTAGAGTTCTTGAACTTGAGAAGCCTGAAAATGTAAATGCCTTGTTGACTAGAGCTATCGAGGAGAAGTGGAAGCCTAAAGAGACTTCTACTATCAAACCTCAGAAGAAAGACTTTGAAGTTGATCTAGCTTTAAGACTCAAGGCACTTGGAGCTAAAGAAAGTTCATGTGCCGCGTTGGCGACCGCGCTAACCTCTGCGTATCTTCCCTTTTTGATTGATAGAGTTATCACTCATTTTGAAGATAACCCTGATACCCTTAAGGGTATTGAAATATCTGTTGAGGATTATGTTTTATCTTACATCAAAGACCTGTACGGAAAGCGTAAAAAGTGATAAGATACTCCGAAAAAATAAAAAAACACTCCAAAAAAAAGAGAATCTTATGAAAGAAGTTTTTATGCCTCAGGAAGATAGGAAAGAGAGAGCTGTATTATCAACGATGCTGGCTCGTCAAGATGTTTTTCCTCAAATGTGTCAGTTTCTCACAGTCGAGGATTTCTATAATCCTATTTACAAGATGATATTCACTTGTCTTCTAGGCTTTTATCGTAGAGGGTATACAGTTGACATGAATGACCTGACTCTTGCTTGTCACTCCGCTAAGATTGAAGACGCTGCCAACTTTGTTGCCTCTATCAAAAAAGAATACTCCATAGCTTTTGTTCATCAAGATTATGCCCAGGCTTTGAAGAACGCTTCAAATCTGAGAGCTATCATTTCTCACTCGCAAGGTTTAATTACCGCTAGCACTCAATTAGAAGCTGATAGCGACGATATCGCAAACTTAATGAGTGAATGTGCCTACAAGGTAAAAAGTAACGGCATATCGAATGATATGAGGTCCGTAACTGAAATATTAGATAACTTTAGTGAGCAGGGATCTTTCGAGCAACATCTTGAGTGGATGCTTATAAGAAAATCAAACCTTCTTCCGGCATATGATGGTGTGACCTCAGGTTATGACATTTTAGATAAAACATTCGGGTTCTTTAGGAAGGCTGCCCTCTACTACATCGGCGCTCGTACCTCGATGGGTAAAACAACGTTTATGCTTAATCTTATCGCTAATCAAATGGCAAAAAGAATTCCTATCGGGGTCTTCAGTCTTGAGATGCCATCGGAACAGATAGTTCCAAAGATCATGTGTATCTTCTCAGAGGTAAACTATCGGATGTATGAAGATGTTGAGCTTTATGAAGAAAAAATCGCTCGTCTTTGTGAAACGCGTAAGATGTTTAAAGACCAACCATTGTACATAAGCGCCCCTAGCTCTATAACAATTAATCAACTCTGTGTTGAGGCACAGCGTATGGTAGATCATCATGGCGTTAAAATAATCTATATTGATTACCTAACACGTATCAGATCGTCAGTTAAGTTCACCTCTAAACATCTGGAGATAGACGCTATTTCTAAAGCTTTGCAAACATTGGCTCGTCAACTTGATGTTCCAATTATTTGTCTAGCTCAACTCAATCGCGCCTCGTCAAATGGAACTGCCGAGCATCGCCCTAAACTTAGCGACTTCCGTGAGTCAGGGTCAATCGAAGAAGACTGTGATGGCGCCATTTTACTACACCGTCCAGAATATTATGATAAAAACGATGAGACGCTTAAAGGTAAAGTTGAAGTGATCGTCGCAAAGAACCGTATACGGGGTAAGGTTTGCAAGATAGATTATTTCTGTGACTCTTTAAGATCTGAGCGTTATGAAGAGTTACCGCCAGTGTCTCATCAAACTCAAGAAGCTAACGAAAGGAATAAGGCACCTTTTAATGAATATGATAGATAAAAAGAAAATATCTAAAGAGTTAGAGGCGTTAAAGGCGTATGCAGATGCAAACTGGAAACGCATCATGACTGATGTGTCTAACGGCACCATCAATAAACAAGACATAGCGAAAGCTATGGAATTAGTTAACGATGTCGATCGTCGTATAATTGAACATGAACGGCTTGAGATGCTCGATTAAACGCATTTAAAGGTGCCAAGGTTAAGAGATAATCTCAATCAGGTATCAACATAGCATAAACAAAATAAAACGCTTTAAACGAAGGATAAAGAAGAATGGAGAACCTGATCTGTTGTGTGCAAAGAAGATATGATGATGAACTTAAACCGCGGTCCGCAAAAGAAATTTTAGATAACTTCTGCTTACACGGAAGTTTTTTAGATCACTTACATGCCATGAAAAAAAATAGTCTGTCTGAAAAAATAGCAATTAAATAAGAATATATTTCTTGAGTCTAAAAGCAAATCAGCCAAATGTGCTGAAAAAACGAGGATTTGGCTGGTTTGATGAGAAAAGTAATAGATTGGACCCTTCCTATCCGAACAGTCTCCGAAGCTAACTGCTCACAACACTGGACTGTAAAGGGAAAGCGCCATGAGCAACAGAAGAGACATGTGTTTTGGCAGTTCATGAAAGAAGACCCCCAGTTATCTCTTCCCTGCCACATAAAGCTAACGCGTTATGCTCCAAGAAAACTTGATCGGCACGATAACCTCCCCATGTCTTTCAAGTGGATACTTGATACGTTATGTGGACACCTCATCCCAGGAAGAGCTTCCGGGAGAGCTGACGACGATGAGAGGATCACTGTTGAGTACGATCAGCAGATCGCTAAAAAGTACTCAATCAGAATAGAAATGTTTTGTGACTAATCATCGAGAATGACTTTCACTAAGTCTTTATCATCTTCCATGTTTTCCATACTACTGATTGCACTTTCTGTCAGCATTGAAATTTGATTTCTCAAATCTCTTTTCGATGTAAACTGGTAGCCCATCTGAAATAACAACAATCCAAATCCAACAAAAAAATCCTGAGGACCTGTAATTTTTTGATATTTTTTTAATAATAAACTAAAATCTTCAATCATCTCATTATATATTTCCTGATTCAATTCAATCATTATTTTTCACCTAATAGTTTAGTTGTCTTTGTTTTCATAATCATCAAAATCGACTGCTTTTTTTAGAAGATCTACTTCTCTATCCATTCTAAACCCTGCTATAATCCAATTGATGGTTTTAGCTACACCTTTAGCTGCAAAAAATCCAATAAGAAACATCATTATCACTACCACTAAAAAAGTAATTTCTGCATCACTACCACGTAGGTATCGAAATTCAGAGTTTTTTATATAGATAGGAATCCCAAAAATAATCGAGTACAATCCAAAAATAACACCACCTACGGTTCCTATCCTAGAAATACCTTTTTCTACACTCATTTTAATCCTTTTAGTATCTATAATTATCTTTATAATCATTTGCATTTAACCTTCCATGTTTTAGGAAGTATATTAGGTATAAAACTAAAATTACCAAATGAAAATAACTAAATTCATAAAAAAATTTAAATATTATAAGGAGTATAACAAAAAAAATTACTAACGCATTAAATATTCTACAGTCTATGTAATATTTCAATTCTTCTTCATTCATAGTCATCAAACTCCACAGCTTGTTTCAGAAGATCTGCATAAATCTCATCTTTTATCATCTCGATTTCATCTTTCGTGAAATGCTCATCCGAACGTATATGGTCATAAGCCGAGTCTTTAGAAGTATGCTCTCTCAACATCTTCATCTCTGATCCATAATATTCGCATAACTCATCATAGGCATCCCAAGCTTTATTCTTGTAGTAATCATCCTCGCGAGTATCGTTCAACTCGTCCCAGATTCTTGCGCTTTCGTTTTCATAGCTCATCTTCACACTCCTCTTTTTGGTTGTGACACTAATATACAACACTGTGATAATAAAACACAACACTTTTCCCACAAAAATAACCAAAAATAAAGAGTTGATAAAAAACATCAACAATCATAATATAAACTTAACAAGCTGAATCATGAGGTCGCTCCCGTGGCAAAAAAACCATCCGCTGAAAAAAAACCAATCAAAGTTAAAGTTCAACGACCTCCTCCAACACTCCCAAAAGTACCTATTAAAATCGGTAGACCTAACGAATATGATATAGAAATGGAAGCACAAGCTCTACTTGAATGGGCACAAACGGATAGAGCCACTAGCATGCTAAAATTTGCTGCTGAGCGTATGTATCCAGTCGACTATTTATGTAGGTGGGCAAATGAGAGTGAAATCTTTTGTAGTGCGTTGAACGTAGCGAAGGCTATGATTGGGGCTAGAAGAGAAGAATTAGCCTCTCAAGGATTGATGCCGGAAGGTATCCAAAAACGTACACATGCCATGTATGATAAAATGACGCACGCGTTCGAGCGCGAAGAAAAAACCTTTGATGCAAGCCTTAAGAAAGACGTTGAAGCTTCAAAACCTAACATCATTGTTAATGTAACTGATTACTCAAAAGGATCATGACAACAAACATCACCCTACCTCATCGATTCCGACCTCGACCCTATCAACTCGAAGTTTTACAAAAGCTTGATAGCGGAATCAAGCGCGTTTGTTTGGTGTGGCATAGGCGGCTCACAGGCGCAGAGACTTTGTTTTCTGCGCCTGTGAGCCTTTAATCGAAGCGGAAAAGACATAACAATATTTAACTGGTGTATCAAACGCCTCTTTATGGAAACAGCTACCTGTTTCTATGTGATGCCATCCTATGCTCAAGCAAAAAAGATTATCTGGGATTCTATCACTAACGATGGAATGCGCATTCTTGATTACATTCCGAAAGAAATTATAGCTAACAAAAACAATCAAGAGATGAAGATTAGGCTCACAAACGGCTCTCTCTTTCAATTGATCGGGTCCGACAATATTGATTGTTTTGATGAAGAAACAGAAATCTTAACCGAAAGAGGTTGGTTAAGATTTGATTGTCTTTATGACACAGATAAGGTGGCGTCTTTAGAAAATGAAAAGCTAACTTTTGTTACACCCTTACAAATAGTGAGATATTTTCATACAGGGGAGATGTTTAGAATTAAGAGTAAAAGCATGGATGCTCTTGTAACACCCAATCATAGATTTTATGTTTTTTCTCCACAAGGAATGCCAAAATTTAAATACATCTCTGATCCCACGATCAGACATGATAAAATTTTAGCTACTTCTGGTTGGGAGGGAAAGGATGAGGTTTATTTTGATTTTCCTAAAGTTGTTTCTGAATATGCTTGTGGAAAGGGGCGTCAAGTAAGAAAAGAGTATTCTAGACGCGTTAAGATGAAAAAATTTGTAGCTTTGTTGGGAATATTTCTATCAGATGGTTCTACATTCTCAAATAAGAAAACATATAGAATAACTATTTCCCAGATAAAAAAAGAGGTTAGAGAAGAAATAGAAGAACTTCTTAACTCTATGGAAATAAAATTCTATAAACATAAGACTGGTTTTAACATTGAAGACAAACAGTTGTATTTTTATTTTAAACAGTTTGGTCTTCAAAAAGATAGATACGTTCCTAAAGAAATAAAAGAATTGTGTCCAGAATATTTATCTGAACTTTTAAAATGGTTGATTAAAGGTGACGGTCATGGTTCACATTATTATACCTCTTCAAAAAGATTGGCAGATGATGTTCAAGAGATAGCTATAAAAATAGGTAAATCATCGGTTATAAGAAAAAAAACTCAAAAAGTATCTTCTATAAAAGGAAGAATTATAAAATGTGAGGATTTTATTTATGATGTATCTATAAAAAAATCAAATTATCACTATCTACAGAATAGTCAAGGTTCTTACATTTCTAAAGAGTTGTATGAAGGAATGGTTTATTGTGTGTCTGTTCCTTCGGGAGTTATAAAAGTTAGACGTAATGGATGTGAGTATTTTTCAGGAAACTCACTCATGGGAACAAACCCGAAGATCGTCGTCTTCTCTGAATATGCACTTCAAGACCCAGCGGCATGGGAGTACATTAGGCCGATTTTAAAGGTTAATGGCGGCGTTGCGATCTTTATCTCAACCCCAAGGGGCAAGAATCATTTTTGGGAGCTCTGCGAGACTGCTAAGTCGTTTGAGGGGTGGTACTATCAACGGCTATCTATTGAAGATACTGGGGTATTGAACAAGCTTGATATCGAACAAGAGATCTCTGAGGGGATGACTGAAGAGCTTGCTATGCAAGAATACTACTGTTCATTCGATCGCGGTGTTGAAGGTTCTTATTATAGTAAGCTGATATCCAAAATGAGAGAAGAGGGGCGTGTAGGGATTGTTAGGTATGATCCATATAAACTGGTACACACAGCATGGGACCTTGGATGGGATGACTCAACTGCGATAATTTTCTTTCAGCTTATCAATGGTAACATTAATATCATCGACTGCGAGGAAAACTCAAACAAAACTCTCGCTTGGTACAAAAAACTTTTAACATCAAAGGACTACACCTATGGAACTCATCTATTTCCTCACGATGTGGAACATGTTGACGGTCTCGGTTCTGGTTGTACTCGAAGAGATATCCTTGAGGACTTGCAGATACCTGTTACTACTGTACCTCGTGGAGCTATTAGTGATGGTATTGAATCCGTTAGGGCCATTATTTCATCGCGCGTTTCCATAGACGAAGTTAAATGTTCCACACTTCTTAAAAGTCTCGATTTCTATCATAAAGAATGGGATGAGAAGAAAAAGATCTATCAACAAAAACCCTTTCACGACTGGTCCTCTCATATGGCAGATGCCATGCGATATCTTGCTACGGGGCTACATTTGATTGGAGATGGAAAAGGATCTGTCGAGAATGACATGAAAGCTCTCAACCGCTTCTTTGGGGGATAACTATTGATTAAATTACTCAATAAATATATACTATTGATGGCATGGAGGCCTTTATGCATTTAAAGGAATATTTGAAGACGAAAGGAATGTCTTTATCTATTTTCTGTAAAAACTCTGGTATTGATAAATCTATGGTGTGTAATATTGCCAGTGGTAGACAAAGGGTAGGTCGATCAGTTGCTTGTAAAATTTCTGCAGCAACTGCCGGATCTGTTACTATTGCCGAGCTGTTACTTACTGATGCTGAAATTACTCAATTTTTAGATTCTATAGGTTATTATGGATAAGATTTGTGAGGGTTGTGGAGAGAATTTTGATGCAACTAAAGCTCAGCGATTTTGTCGTCCTGATTGCAGGAGGCTCGTCAGGGGTAATCAAAAATGGATTAAGGAAGAGAAATCAAAAAAACCAAGAGCTTTAAAAAACTTTAACTTTGGGAAGACATTCTAATGCCTGATAAAGAACTCAATCGAGAACAGCTTTGTTTTAAGCTTGGAAAGTTCCACGAGTGGCTATGCCATCTTGCTGATAACTGCGAGAATGAAGCTGCTAAAGACATGGTCTATTGTGTCTTGGATGAATTTAACGAATTGTTTGGAGACATCGGATGCCCTTAGAAAAGTCGGGAAGCTGGCGCTAAGATTAAGAAGCTGAAGAAGAAATAACACGATCCTTTAGTGTAGTGGTGCGCACACCATTCGTAACTACTTAAGTGCGGTAGTTACTTTTGCGTAGGCTTGGTTCAAATCCAGGAGGGGTCATTGTATAAGTATGTATAAGTATGTATAACTTGGTATAACTAATGGAAACCTTCCCCTGCTTTGACAGAGAAGATGAAACAAAAGAGGACACTATGACAGACGAAACCGTTCACATTGAAGATCATCATGATGATCATAATGACATCCCTGTAACTGAAAAGGAAATCGAAGAAGGCAATATTCCACAGCCTTTTGAAGTAGTGCTTCATCATTGTTACAATGAGTTTAATCGAATGGTAGACTATCTTCATAACGGACTTTCAATGGGATTAGAAGAAGGCCAACAAATCATTTCAAAATCTCAATTAAAATCGAACGTGCTTTTAGACTTCCAACTTCGTGTAATGAAAGAGCTGGGCTTAGTCGGAGAAGGTTTGACTCTTGATGAGGCAATACAGCAACAAAAGCAAAAAATACAATCTGAAGTTCAAGAAGATGTTTCTTCTGATGTCCCTGTTATCGAAACTGTTGTTGGGAAAGAATGTTGCGATGAAAACGGATGCTGCGAATAGAAAAAGATAAATATTTAATATTTCGTGTGCTATTTTGATGTAAAGAATTTATTGTAAGCAATAAAGTATTTTTCATTCTATATAGCTCAAAAAGGACACACGAAATTGAAGAATAATGATCCTATTTTCTTTCCTGGCGGCGAAATTGATGTAAATCTTCGTCAAACGATGCATAAAAATTACTCTGATTGCATTAACATACTACAGACTCAGTGGTATCAGGCTGATGTCGATCAGAGATTTGTTTTAGGAGATCAAGATATCTGGGGACTTATTTTTCCGGGTGTTTCAACGTATAAACGTAAAATATTTAACTTCAACTTATGTAACGCTACTCTTCAAATGGTGTCAGGTTATCAACGTAGAAATCGTAAATCTACAGTCTGCACGCCGATCAAACCAGAGGCCCAAAAAACTGCTGATCAGCTGACGAAGTGTCTCTTTCACGTTCATAATCAATCCGGTGCTTATCAAGTCTACTCTGATGCTTTCGAGCAAGGGGCGTTAACTCAGGGGTTAGGATTCATTTCTATTTATAAAAATAGTACACACGATCCTATTTCCGGGGATATATCACTGAGATACATTGATATGAAATCCTGTCTCTTTGATCCTTATTTCAGATGCCATGATATGTCAGATGCGAGGTATTTTTGGACGAGACAATTCTTTGACAGAGAAGAGGCAGCTGCGTTATATCCGGAATTTGCAGATGATATCCTAGCTCTTCCAAGGGGGACGTATAGAGATGACAAGTTTTATTATATGCCTGAGGTTTATCAAATACAGTTTCCTAATCTCATTGCTTTTGATGAGTATTGGTATTTATCTACCCGTGAGGCTACTTACCTTGTGGATAAGGAAACGGAAGAATGCCAGGAATTTCAGGGTGATGAAGAGGATCTTAAAGACATCATGCGAATGTTTAAAGACAAACTTGTTGTCATTAAAAAACCACGTCCAACAGTTAGACGAACTGTTTTGGTGAATGATAAAGTTTTAGTTGATGAGCCGGATCCAAATGGTATTGATCGATATCCTGTTGTGCCGGTGTTAGGGTATTTCACTCCGGATAGTCCTTATTACGCTTACAAATTCAAGGGGATAATCCGCGATTTGCGTGATTGCCAATTCTTAATAAATCGCTTAAAAGTTTCTCATTTAGACATTTTAGATGCTCAACAGCAGGGCATCAAGATGAAGAAAGGGTCTCTTGTTACTCCAGATGATGCTCTCAATTCTGGTCATGGACGTGTTTTGGTACTCAGTGAGAAAGCTCAAATGACAGATGTAGAGCAAATGCCAATCATTCCTCCGGCTCCAACGATGCTTCAAATGGAAGATATGTTGAAAGCTACATTTAGAGAAATTAGCAATGTAGGTGATTCTCTGCTGGGTCAAGATGTCTCGGATCAATCAGCTCTTCAAACAATGATGAGAAACTCAGCTGGAATAACGACTTTAACAAAGTTGTTCGATCAGTTTGATGAATCGCAACGCCTTTGTGGTGATATCATTTGTAAAATGATACAAAAGAACTGGACATACGGAAAAGTTAAGCAAGTGATCGGCGAGGAGCCGACATCAGAATTTGATAATAAAGCGTTTTTTGATTACGGATGCAAAGTTGTCCAGGGCGCGCTTACAGAATCTCAGCAACAGCTTAACTTTCAACAGCTTCTTTATCTACGTGAGACTACAGGAATCCCGATTCCTTCTAAACTCATTATTGAGGCTTCTACTCTACAGAATAAAGACACTCTTACAGAAGCAATTGAGCAAGAAGAGCAAATGCAAGCTCAGCAAGCACAGCAAGCTCATCAAATGCAAATGCAGGCCTTCCAGGTCGAGATGGCTACTAAAGTTGGTTATGCAAACTCTCAGAACGCTCTTGCCGGTGAGAGAATGGGTAAACTACAACTCGATAAGGCGCTCAATGCTGAGCGTATACAGAGAGCTGAAGAGGATAGGTCTGCTTCTGTTCTTAATCTTGTTAGAGCTGTTAAAGAAATCCAAGGGATTGACATACAGAACTTACTACAGTCATTACAGATTGTCGAACATTTAAAACAGAGTGAGAGCGATCAAGCAGATGAAAAGGCTACACATCCTCTACCACAGGAAGAACAGCTTATGGAGATGCCTTCCCCTATTAAAGAGGCTTCTGCACAAGCACAACAAGGTCTTCCTCAACAGGCACCTGAGATGGCTGGTGCAGCAATGATGTAAGTTGACCTTGACTTGCTAAACATTTAATTTTAATATGAAAGAGAACCATAACCTCGAGGATTATTATGGAAATGAAGAAAGAAAAAATGGGCGGAAGTCACAAGATGGATGCCAAAGTTGATGATTACCAAAAACCGATCGCTTGTTACTCCCAAGCTCAATTCGGGAAAACTCTAGAGTACATGCAACGCCAAGATCGTGAGCAAGTAAAAGCTGCTAAAGATATTGAGAAGCAAGCGTACAAAGGTCGATATTCCTAATGGCTAAAGTACCAGTTCAAAAAGGGAAAATCACTCCAGATTCTCCTAAGACAATGAAAATGAAGAGTCTGAAAGAAAAACTCGTTGATCGCTCAAAAGAGATCAAAGGTGTTAAATCTGGAGAGACTCTGGTCAAAAAAGGACCTAAAAAGTACTAGTTGTTTATTGTTTATTTGAGATGGATCATTAGGGGACATAAAATGTCCCCTTTTTCATAACTCCACTATTATAGGCTCGTTTATATTTTCATAATATAAGGTTACGTGAGAGGCGTTCACAAAAAGAGGGGGAACTCCTACCAATCCTTCGAAATCTAACCTATATCCATCATATGTTTTTCCGTATCCTTCATGAACATGTCCAAAAACATGAAGTTTTAAAGACGGAAGGTTTCTTATTTGATCTCTAAGACTTAAAGATCCCACTCTTTTTCTGATAGTTCCATCTAATATTTTATGGGGTGGGCTATGGGTTATAAGAATATCTGTATCCTTAGGGATGAGATCCCACTTCTCGGAAAGTTGTTTTTCAGTATCTAACCCAAAAGCCATGCACTCTTCATTTTGACCTTGGAAGTTCAAAGTCCAAGGAGATCCCCAAATTTTAAAACCTTCAAATTCTGTTCCTGAATCTAATAGATAATCGCAAAATTGAAGTTTGATTCTTTCATCTTCCAATACATTATCATGGTTTCCACCGATAACAATCTTTTTCCTATAAGGCTGTTCATTCAGCCAATAGTCAAAAAGAGCAACTTCATTTTCACTATTTCTTGCGGTATGATCACCTGCCACAATCAGCAAGTCTCCGCCAGGAAGTTTCGGTTGATAACCATGAAGATCGGAAATACAGGTCACAGAAATCTTTTTCATTTTCCTTCTTCTTGAAGCATTTCTTTTAACATATCCAAAACACGAGTTATGTCTTTAGCATTCAACACAACTTCTTCGTGGTCATAGGATTTTAATATACATTCTGATAAGGATTTCTGGGTGGACTCTAAATCCATTAAAATTCTACAACAGTTTTGAAGGGTAATCCCTTTTGTCAGGAGCCAATCGATTAATGCCATTTGTTCAGCTGTCTTTCTCATTTTTTCCTTTATTTTTTTGTTCAATACTACAAAGCCTTCCATGAAAATCTTTAGTTTCTTGTTGAATTGCTTGTAACATATCTTTAGTCCATCTTTCTAATTCTCTATGATCTGCCCGTGATTCAGTTCTTACCCACATAAAAAGAACTACATTTGAACCTACTAATGTTAAAATTTGTATCCAATCCATATAATTATTCCCTATATAAATTATATTTTAAATGTTGCAAAACTTCTAGTACAGGATTTGTTTTAAGAAATCCTTTTTCTATCATAGTTCCGAAAACAGAAGATAAGCATCTCATTTTTTTTAAAATAGTCATTGGAGATTGAATTCTTTTGCTTCCTTTTTCAGAGTTTGGACATCCTCCTTTTGTAACAATTGTTTTAGACATTTCCTTGCATTTATCTAATAATATATTATAAGTAAGATAAGATATGGGTTTATCTAGGAACTCATTGAAACAAGATAGACAGCCAAGTAAATCGGAGATGCTTGTAAGTTTTTTATAATTTTTCTCCATCTCCGAGATTTTCATTTCAATAGCATCTTTTAAACAGATAAGTTCTTGGTTCGGAACAGAAAAATCTTCCATTTCCTGAATCATATTTTCTTTATATCTTGCCCACAATTCTGCAGTATGTAAATCAGAAAAAGACGCCGATAGCTGAACATTTTTTGTTCTTATTTGCACTCTGAATCTTTCTCCCTGTTTAGAAATAGATGCCATATTCTTCCATTTTTTTATATTTCCATAATAAAAACGCAGCTTCTTTAAAAGAAATTGGGTCTATGTAAGGTATTTTTCTTTTTTTTAATTCTCTTATTTGAGTGTTAGAAGCCTTCATTTTAAATGAATTATCAGAATGATTATCTATATTGAAAATATCAACACGTTTTCTTTTAACTAAAATATCTTCTAAAGATAATTTTTCAATTTCTTTCTTCAAACGTGTTAATCTGGTACCATTTTTATAATCGAAGTTAAATTCTGGATCCTTATCTGCAAGAACGTTGAATGTGCAGATACGGTGATAATTATCGGCCACTTCATAAAGATAACAAATATTTTTTCCAGGAAATTTTCTAAGACCTCTCCCAACCATTTGACAATAAAGTGACTTGCTTTTTGTTGGTCTTGCCATAATTATAGCTTCTATAGAAGGTTCATCAAACCCTTCCGTCAATACTTGACAGTTAGTCAATACCTGGATTTCACCTGATTTAAATTTAGATAATATACTTTTTCTTTTAGTTTTATTTAATTTACCGTGAATATAGGCAGATTTATACCCTATTTCACTTAATATATCGGATATTTTTTCGGAATGTTCTATATTTAAACAGAATATTATGGTCTTCTTGTTGATACAGTTTTCGATAAATGTTTTTATAATTATTTTGTTTCTTTCTTCTATATCTAGTTTCTTAAGTTCTATTGGTAGGAAATCCACAGACGTTCGGGAAGTTAATTTTATACCAGTTTTGTATTGATAAGCTTCTACATCACATAGATGATCCTCTATAATGAGATCTACAATATTTTTATCATAAGTCATTTCCTGAAATATTTCATTTAGACATTTACCGTCCATTCGTTCGGGAGTAGCGGTAAAACCGATCAATTTATATGAGAATTTTAGATCGGATAAAAAATTTTTATAAGTATTTGCTTGTGCATGGTGGGCCTCATCTATAACTATGTGATCAGGCTGAAAGTTTTGGATGAAATCAAATTTAAGACTAAAATTTAAAGAAGCAGCAGTAAATACATATATGTTTGCATTGTCGTGTATGTTTGCCGAAATTTTTAAATTGAATTTATTTTTACCATTAAAAATGATTTGTTCTTTCAGCTCTACTGAAGGCACGATAATCACACATTTTTTGCTTTCTTCTTTTAGATATTTCAAAAAAATAAATGTTTTTCCTGCACCCGTAGGGAGTTGAATGTATTGTCTATTATTTTTTTCAAAGTGTTTTTTCATGATAGTGATACATTTTAGCTGATAATCACGCCATTCTATCTTACTATAGGAATCTTTCATTTTTACCCGATAAGTTGATAACATATAGTATCATCATGATGTTTACAAGTCACGAAATTTCTTTTAAAAGAAAATTTATTGATTAAATTAATCAAAAGATTTACTTTATTCAAAAGTGAGGACTCTTTTCAGAGTAAAAAGGGTAAGCTCTAAAAGAGTAGGCGGTCAATAAGTGGGGACCCTTTTCATAAGGAAATAAATGGAAAATCAAAGTAAGTACGATCCTACTAGGAAGACTGTTGGAGCTATCTATAGAGACGCCCAAATTAATGGAGATTTCAATGGTGCTACCATTGGAGATCTTACTGCTGAACTTCAGAGTTCTCTTGTTTCTGATCTCAATGATACCATCGCTTCAAATCCATATGATAATCGAGCATTTTATATCACAATTCATGAAAAGAAAGATCTACAGATGCCTAATGCGATTCTGCGGCGCATGTTAACATCTCTTTATCGTCCATATCCTGAAGATGACACAGTAGTTTTCTACGTTAATCCCGCAATCTCTGAAGTAAAATTCTGCTGGTGTCTACCGCATTGGTCGGAAATGGATAATATGCTGGAGAACGAATCTCTGTATAATAAAGAGCTTATACGCGAAATAAGAGCATGGAAAGCACATGATTTATATCAGTTTGGATTCACAAAGAATGAGATCGGTGATTGGATGGCAAATCCTATTTTCAAAGATAAACCTCTAGTGGAATCAAGACCTCAAATCTTGCTAGGGTAGTTCCCGGCTACAAGCCTTAGAAACCTTTCTTGAGCTTCTAATCTGTGTAGCCGGCTTTTTCTGTGCACAAAAATTCAACAATTATATATTTCAACTGTTTATTTTAAACATTTGTTTACAAAAAAATTTACCTTGATAAATAAAACTTTTTTTTGTTAAAACCTACATAAGGCAGTAACGAGGATTCGCCCCCTCAAAATCGGTTGAAAGAGCACTCACCAGCTCAAAAGGAAAGCACATGGACGATAATGAAATCCAAAACAGCTCATATCAAGAGGTAGCGCCTCAGGAACAAAGTCAAGGCCATGAGCAGCCAGATCAGTATATCGAATCCAAGGAAGATCGTAATGAACGGAATTGGAGCGAAATGCGTCGGCAAAAAAAACAACTCGAAGAAGAATTAATGTCGCAGAGGCAGATGATCGAACGCTTGATGGTTCAGTCAACTCCTAAAGAAGTCGATGAATTTGATTCAATTTCTGATGATGATTTTATTCCCAAAGGCCAGGTGAACAGACTCGTTGAAAAACGAGCCGCTAAAATCGCTCAAGAAATAGCTCAAAGAGAAACTGAAAAGTTTTTCAAACATCAAGAGCAATCTAAATTCCTCGATAAACTTAATCGGCAATATTCGGACTTCAACGAGATAGTTAACGCTGACACTCTGGCAGTTTTAGAAAAACATGACCCAGAACTTGCGGAGAGTATTGCTGAACTGAAAGACCCCTACAAAATAGGGCTTCAATCATATAAGTATATCAAGGCTCTAGGTTTACAAGACAAAGTTCCTCAACAACGTCGCAATAGAGAAATTGAGCAAAAGATTGAGAAGAACTCTAAAACAGTTCAATCACCTCAAGCTTTTGACAAAAGACCTGTTGCTCAAGCGTTCAAGATGACTCAGTCTGAAAAAACAGCCCTGTTTAACGAAATGAACCAATACGCTTCCATGGTCGGTCATAGTTATTAATTAACTATAACTTGGAGAACCCATGACAGTTTCTATTTCAACGTTGCCGCCGCAAATTCAGCAGCGCTACAACGCGAAATTGTTGTCTACTCCTGAACGAAACTTGGTTCACATGCTTTTTGTGAATCCTGTTGAACTTCCGGATAACAACGGTTTCATCGATAGACAGTCAAGATATGACCGTCTAGATCTGTTCCCTGTACCTCTCGATGATGCACAACTCAACCCTCCAGCTCAACAGCTGAACAGGGTGGACGTCGATATAATCTCTACAGTCGACGAAAGTTACACATGCAATGCTATTGCAGCATAACCGTGTAGAGTGCGTGTGTACGCTACCTAAACGATATGGGTAGCCTAAACCCCTTCTGATAGACTTGGAAGGCCGACCGAATAATGTCGAGGCAGACAGGGCGCAAGCAGGCGAGAGCTGTGCAGCGTGACAGAAGCAAGCGAAGGGGACGCCAAAAATGGCGTATGCGGTGCTCGGATCTGCATAGTAATATGCAGAGGCTAGCTGAGAAGATTAGCCCGCCTATCAATATGATAGGTCAACAAGTAACAGAATTGATATTGTTTTAACAAGACAGGTAACGATTACAAACGAAGACCCTAGACTGTGTTTAGAGGCAGCTTAAGTTTTGTATACTTAGAACTTAAGAAATTAAACATGGGGTCTATAAACCCACTCTGATTGACTTGGAAGGCTAAACCGAAAGGCATGCTGACAGGGCGGAAGGCGTAAGCCACCGTGAGAGACTAAGTGAGAGGGCATTCGAAAGGATGGTGCGATAGTCCGAACAGTCCAACGAAAGGGATTGAAGAAGGCAGAAATGTCCTTCTCCCACATAAGTGGAGTAACAAAATGGTGTTAAACAGCGCAGCAGCTCGTCTCGGACAAGCGATGCGTGAAACACAAGACGTACTCGTGAGAGATACTCTTGAAGCAACTGCCTCCGTAATCAACTGCGTAGGTGGTAATAACGGTAGAAGTATAGTTGCCGTTATAAAATCAGACCTGATTGAGGTGGAACTCCTAGTCGCTTAGGTGAAAGGACAACACTGCGGAACCCTAACGGGACCGTAACAGACTAAGGCGGTCAGACACTCGAAAGAGTGAAGCGATAGTCGAAACTCATAGGAGACTATGAGAGAGGGGAATAACAAGACCCTCCGCCCGAAAGGGTCATAAGGCAAAGTTGTGCGCCGAAGTAATAGAGTGGATTTGCCAACAGAAATGAGCATCACAGATATCGATGACGTAGTTACAGTGTTGCAAAACAACTCTGCTGAATACATCACAAATATGGTAGAAGCTCAAAACAAATTTGGAACATCGCCAATTGGTGATTCCTATGGTTGTATGCTGACAACCCGAATGATCCCTGTCATGAATAACATGCAAGGATTCATCCGTAAGTTTCAGTATCCAAACATTGACTCAACTCTTTCTTCGGAATGGGGTGGAGTTAACAACGTAAGATTCTTTATCTCAGAGCAAGGCTCTGTAACACCTAACGCTTCTCTACTCGGTAACGATGTAGCGAACTGTTTCGTGGCTGCTAAGGAATCTTACAAAGTGGTTAAAGTGTCAGACCACTCTAAACTTCTTCTAATTGACTTGGAAGCCTACGATTATGCAATAGCTGCGTAATTATGGTGACAGGGCGGAACCCTAATGGGACCGTGAACGACTTAACGAAGAAGCTCCATAAAGGAGATGCGAAAGTCTCAACTTCCGACGAAAGCGGAAGAGGAGAGGTCGAAGCACCTTTCCCGCCATGTGAATTTTCATGTGGTCTGTAAGTCATAAGTGACTGAAAGTAAGAGAAATACGTGGCAAGCGGGCGGTAAGGCTCGGTTTATTTACTTACCACCAGGGTTAATGTTGGCTCTGGCTAAATTCTTCCTGATTGACTTGGACCTCTTACTGCGTAATGGCAAAGAAGACAAGGCGCAAGCTGAGCAATATGCTCTTGCAGCGTGAACGAGTAAGCGGAAGAACCCGAAAGGGAAGCGGTACTCTGGTCTTTATGGAAACATAAAGAGTCATACAGAAATGATATGACCCCACAATTTTGTGGAGTAACAAACCGACAATAATGACCCGTGCATAAAGATTAATGTGCACGTTAAACCTCTTCTGATTGACTTGGAAGGCTACGACGAAAGTTATGCCGACAGGGCGCAAGCAGCGTAAGCGTGCAGCGTGAGAGCAGTAAGCGAAGAGGCACTTGCAAGAGTGATGCGGTACTCCGAACCACGCAACGAAAGGCGTGGAGGTTAGCTGAGAAGACTAGCCCGCCAATCAGTAAAGAATGCTTTACAGTTGGTCCGTAAGTAACAGACTCGTTAAGACATACAGCAGGTTGCTCGTTCTATCAAGGTTCTTGCATTACGAACGACCTATGGATTCAAAACCTACGTAGTACCGGAATTTAAGGAGGAAAATTATGTTACCATATCAAGTTATTGCTGGTGGTTCATTTACCTCTGATTCCAATCTTAGGTTTGATGTCGAACTATCAGATCAACCGGATTTATTCTGGTTGAGAAACCGTACAGCATGGGGAGACGACGCCGCGGAGACGTCTGTTGAGTCATGGTGGAGACAGGGGATGGCAAATGGTGCAGCTCAGACAGTAGATCAGGCGAATGCGACTGGTATTATGTCAACAGAGGCTGTAACAACCGGTGGATTCACATTCATCGATACAACCAATCCTCCTGTATTTACTGCGTTAGCTGGGACAGTAATTTCCCAAGCGAACGGTGCAGTAATTACAATGGCTAATACTGGATCTATCCAGCAAGGCGATGTTGTAAGAGTTTATGGAAGCACAGGAATGTTGCAGATTGCTGGTTACGATTTTACAGTCGGAACTGTCAATGCTAATACTAACATTGAGCTTGATTATTTAGACTCTTCAGGATTTGCAGCGGCGGCTACAGCTGCTGAGGTACAATTAATCATTCAGAATCGTATCTACCCACGTTGGAGATACATTACGAAGATTACTCAAGCTGCGCAGGCTGTTGTAACATTTTCTGTTGCTCATGATTATACTGTTGGAGAAAGGATTTCATTCAGAGTACCGAGTCAATTTGGTATGGATGAAATGAACAATCAAAACGGTATTGTTCAGTCTATTACGGCATCAACTGTTACAGTTGATATCAATAGTTCTGGATATACAGCATTTGCATTCCCGACGAGTGCAGTTGCGGCAGCTGGTATCAGTCCGGCTGTAGCGGTTCCGTCAGGAGCAGGCCCAACCCCTGGAGCTAATCCTCCTGGAGTTAGCGTAAATGCTGCTATTGATAACAGAAATAAATATCTAATGAGATGTGGATCTAACGTTATAACAAGCTCATCAGCTGTTTATGACTGGGTTGCATACAAATTCGATAATTATACTGCTCAGTAAGTATTTAGGGCGTCTCAAAATGGGGCGCCCTTTGTTTTTTTAAGTAAAAGAGGAAAAATTATGATCGTTAAAGAGTATAACAAGCGTCAGATCAATCGATCTACCCCAGAAAAGTACGAAGAGTTAATAAAAAAATTAAAAAAAGAGCATGAAAAACCGGTAAAAGGTATATTTGAATTCGTAGATGCGCAAGGCGGATATTTAGAGTTTTCCTATCGTTTTTTTAAAGATGATTTGATCATGTCTTTTAAGATTTTCCATGGAGAGAGTGTAGAGCTTCCTATGGGTGTTGTGAAACATCTTAATAATACGATGAAGAAGATTAGAACACCGTCCAATAGTATCGATGAGAATGGAAAGATTCCTACATTTACTAAAACGTCTCGAGTGAGATTTACCCCGCTGGATGTAATTTAATGTCTATTTCGACACTACAAGATATCATAGTCAAAGTTAGAAGACTGACTGGGTCTTCTAACTCTAATCAGCTTACAGACGATATGATAAAAGACTATATCAATAGTTTTTATCTCTATGATCTCCCTGCTGAGTTTAGGAGTTTAAAGTTAAAGGACAAGTATATTTTCGATACGTCTTACGGTATAGATACGTATGCGTTTGATTCTGAGAATTACACGACAATAGAAGCTCCAGTGTATTGCGCTAAGAGGAACATTACTCTTTTTCAGGATCCGGCTAGTTTTTTTGCAGTCAATTATAATTGGCAATATCAGAATAATATAACGACGGGAAATGGAACGGTTGGACCTTATGCTGGTTTGGCGGGGAATAGTCCTGTGATACGAAGTGTTAATAATGATCCTGGAACTCTTGCTACTCCTAACTATGATTATCCTGCTAGTCGTGTTCAGAATATCTTGATAACGGCCAATACGGGTCTTGTAAACAACCCTACAGTCAATGTTACAGATGATGGTTTTGGAAATCTGTATGAAATGGTTGCTGGAGTAAAAGTAAACGCTGGTGCTATTAATTATGATACGGGATCAATTACAGGTTTAACGTTCTCTCAGGTTATTCCTCAGGGTAACCCTATTCAAGTTCAATATAATCCGGCTCTTCCGAATATTCCGACGTCGATTTTATTCTTTCAGAATCAGTTTGTTTTAAGACCGGTGCCAAATCAGGGTTATACTATTGAGATGACGGCTTACCGTCAACCGACACAAGCTCTTTCTCAGACGGCTGGTGATCTCGGTCATCCGGAACTTAATGAATGGTGGGAATTAATTGCCGCTGGTGCCTCTAAGAAGATTTACGAGGACCGCCTTGATTCTGACGGTGTAATGCTCATGGATAAGATGCTTTTTGAGCGATATAAAGTGGCTGAGACAAGAACGTACGCTCAGCTTGGAAAACAATCAATAAAAACAATATATAGCGATCAGTTAAACCCTACCAGCTCCTTTGGTGGTTGGGGTTTTGGTGCTGGTCCATAAGGAAAAGAAATGGCGATACCTCCTTTTACCCCTGGAGTTCCTCAAAATGGATCTTCTCTTGGAGTTACTAGAGATCCGATCAGAAATAATCTTGATGGAACGTTTCAAACTATAGATATAAACCATTATAACAATAATGATGCAAATGCGGGGAAACATCGAAGAGTAACGCTTCCTAGATTGGGTGCGACTCCTACGACTGCTGCTCTTGAAGGATGTTTGTATACTAGAACAGTAGCAACGGGAACGGAGCTTTTTTATGTAAAAGACAACACTGCAGCCAGTGCAGTGCAACTGACCGGTCAAAAAGGGGCTGCTACTCAAAACAGTTATACATTTTTACCAAATGGCTTATTGATGCAGTGGATGTATGTTGCTACACCTGTAGATAATACAGCATACAATTATCCTATTCCCTTTCCGAATGCTGTATTTAGCATTCAAATTACACCAGTTCGTAATAGTAACACGACGAATTCTATTTTTGTGAAAGACGTTCCGGATCCTCAGACAACATTAAATAGTGTGACAATTAGGAGTAGTTCGGCTAATTTTGCAGGCATGTTTGTTTTAGCGATAGGAAGATAATGTCGATACCCCCTTTACAGCCAATTACTATTGGAGAGTACAAAACTGGTCTTCAGAAAGACAAGAAACCCTTTCTTATCGCAGATGAAGCTTTTCAGACTTTGGAAAACGCATATGTCTGGCGTAGTCGTGTTAAAAAGCGTGAAGGGAACCGTATTCTTGGACGGTTAAGGCGTATATTTACCGATGTGGCTATGGGGAATTCTTCTGCAACTCCATGGACCTTTAATATTTATACGTCCTTAACTGTTCCTATTTCAGGTCCGGCAGAACCAAATAAAGAGATAGAGGCTGGTTCAGTTACCATCACTTTCAATGCAGTAGTATTTACCGATCAGGGTGATGGGAGAATTACCTCGGATGTAAATAATTACGGATGGATCAATTATACGAATGGGAATGTGACTCTTATACATAATCAAGGTGCCGGTCCTTTTCCTGTTACGATATCATTCAATTATTTTCCAACTCTTCCAGTGATGGGAATCCCACAGAGGGATTTATCAGGTATTAATCAAGAGCAGACAATCTTTTTTGATACTAAATATGCTTATGTTTATGTAGGAACAGGATTCCAAGAATATATTGCTGGGACTCAATGGACAGGCAGTGATTCTGATCTTTTTGTTGGTGCTAATTACAGGGGAGCGACACCGTCGGATAGATTGTTTTTCGTGACGAATTTCGTTAATAATGCAAACAATCCTATACGTTATACAGATGGGGCAACTTGGACAACGTTAACGCCTCTTGTATCCGCTACAGATAGTTTGTTTCAAGCGCGCATTATCATTCCTTATTACGGACGGCTTCTCGCGTTAAATTGTTGGGAGGGTGCGACCGGAGGAGGGTTTGGAGGAGCAGCGAATATTTTCAATCGTTGTCGATTTTCTCAGATTGGAAATCCTGTCGCCGCCGATGCTTGGAGGTCGGATCAGTTTGGTAAGGGTGGATTTATTGATGCTCCAACAAATGAAATGATCACCTCTGCGATTTTTATTAAAAATACTCTCGTTGTATTTTTTGAGAAATCAACCTGGCAATTGAGGTATGTTGGTGAATATGGTCTACCATTTATTTGGGAGCGTGTAGCGGCGGATTTAGGATCCGAGTCCACCCTATCCTCAATATATTTTGATCAGGGATTATTGACCGTTGGAGATAGAGGTATTATAAAAGCTGATGCTACCGGTCTTGATAGAATAGATCGTATTATCCCAGATCAGATATTTGCGGTTAGAAATCTTGACAATGGAGTTAAGCGCGTTGTTGGAGTGAGAGATTATAAAAGAGAACTTGTTTTCTGGTCTTATCCGGATCAAGAGTTTCAAGCAAAGTTCCCTAATCGCATCATCGTTTATAATTACAGAAATAACACATTTGCTTTGTTTAGAGACAATGTAACGGCGTTTGGATTGTATAATTCTCAAGACGCGATTACGTGGGATAGCCTGGATGTGTTCTGGGACGATTATAACACTTATTGGGAAGATCCTGATAATCAAGAGGTCTTTGAATATGTTGTTTCTGGAAATCAAGAAGGGTTCATTCATCTTTTCGGTTATTCGACTCAAAATGAACCTAGCTTGACGATTAGAGCAGTAGCAATAGTCGCTGGAATAACTCGATTTACCATACCCAACCACGGATTGATTACTGGGGATTTTATCTACGTTACAGGGATGCTATTTTTAGATGATACAACCCATCTTCCAGATCCAAATACGTTAGATAATTTCATCTATAAGATTAAAGTTGTAGATGCTAATACTGTTTCTATCGCTAAGTATGATGGAACAAATTACGTAGAAGATTTTGCATGGGCTCCTCAAACGAATGCGACATATGTAGGAGATGGTCGAGCGTCTCTTCTTCCAGTGATGAACATCACCACGAAGGATTTTAATCCCTATAGTACAGATGGAAATCAGCTTAAAATTTCCTATATAGATTTTCTGACAGATGTTACGCAAGATTCATCAGTTACAATTAATATGTATTGCAATACCTCTGAGGCTTTTTCATGGAATCTTCCTGTAGGAAATATTAATGTAGAAACAAATCTGACTCCTCCTTATTACGCTGCGGGCTCAGATATCACATGGCATCGTTTTTATGCAACAGCAGTGGGACAGTTTATTAGAGTGAATATTACGTATAATGATGAGCTGATGAATGTTTTACCGACTCATCAATCAGATTTTGTATTAAACGCGATGACATTGTGGACTAGACGTGCGGGAAAACAGGTTTTCTGATAACAATAGGTATCATTCATGACATTCAGTTCCGATCCAGCGTTTCAAAGTAATCAATTGCCGATTTCGATTCAATTTCCAAAAGATAATGAAGAGGATTTTTTTGAGATATTAGATTTGACGTATAAGAGAATCGCTAACGCCGTAAATAGTAAAGAAGGAGGGTTATACCAGCCCTTAGAACTTGCCTCTTTTACCCAGTTTTTTACTCCCAATAATCCCCAAAAGAATAGAAGCGTTTATCGTCAGTTATACGATATGGTCGCATTAAACGGAGGTAATATTGCAGCCGGAGCCACAGCAACTTTTGCGCATAATATTACAGGCTTGGTCGCTTGTACACGAATATATGGTACTGCTACCACAGTCACTCCTACTTATTTACCACTTCCTTATAGCGCTATTGTTTTGAATCAGCAAATAGAGATTTATCTTACTGCCACAAATGTGGTATTAGTAAATGGGGCAGGACAAGCAGCACTTTCGCAAGCCTATGTTATTGCCGAGTATGTCAAAGAATGATATATTAAAGAAAAAATATAACGGATTAGGTGCTATATGGGCGGATTAGGATCGTGGCTTTTTGGACAAGAGACAAAAACCAAAAAACTTCCAGTATATAATCAAGGTCAAAATCAACTTCTTGAGATGATGATGTCCCAACTTATGGGAGGTGGTCAACAAGGATTTGGAGGTAGCCAAGGTGGATATGGAAATGCTATGGGTATTTTGCAACAATACCTAAATCCTCAATCTGACATTTACAAGAATTTTGAACAACCGTACATGGATCAGTTTAATCAAGAAACTATTCCTATGCTAGCAGAACGATTTGCTGGAATGGGTGGAGGTCTTGGAGCTGGCGCAACTAGCTCATCTGGTTTTGGGCAATCTATTGGAGCTGCAGGAGCTAATCTTCAACATCAACTTGCTTCAATGAAATCTGGAATGCAACGAGGATCTATTCAAGATATTCTTGGACAATATAATCAGATGTTTAATATCAAGCCTTTTGGATACATGCAAAAGCCCGCAAGTGCAGGATTTATTCCTACTGTTGGAGCTAAATTTGCAGAAGGGGCAGGTCAGGCAGCAGGAGCTGCGATGTTTGCATAGAAATTTAAGTTTTTGAGGATATGAAATGGCATTTTTTGTTCAAGGGGGGCCTTCACGAGGTCAATTACAGTCTCAATTACTAGGAGAAAGTCTAGGTAAAAGTCTAGGAGATTTCACTTCTGATTATCTTATAAATAAAAAATTAAATCAAATCGTAGATAATCCAGAAAATGAAAAATTATCTCCTGCCGAAAGGCAACAGGTTCTTCAAAAAGGTTTGGGAGCTTACGGAGAGAGAGCGCAAGGATTTCTTTCAAGAGCTCTTGAAATTGAAAAACAGAAAAGTAGCGAGCAGATTTTAGAATCTATCAAAAAAAGAGTAGATCCTAAAACAGGAATGTTTAATGGGTCTCAGACGGAACTAGCGATTGATCTTACTAAAGCAATGCTCAACAATCCGAATGCCGCTCGTTCTATGGCTCCTTTGATTGAAACGATTACTAATTTTAGTAATTCAGGGGCCATTGATAAAAACTTAGGAGTTGCCGGAGGAGGTGCGGGAGATTTTAATGAGCAGCAGCCTCAACAAAACAATCAAATGCAGCCTATGGGATCATCTATGGGTTCTCAAGTTGTCCCGACAAATCAAACGCAACAGCCAAATCAGGTTGCTCAAGGACAAAATCAGATAAGGAATAATGCAGCTGTTGAAACAAGCATTGGTATGTCTGAACCAGTTCCAGGGTTGAATCGAGATTCTCAGATAAAAGCTGAAAGAGTCGTTCAGAATTTCATGGCTGAAAAGTATCCATATCTTAATCCATATGATCCAGGATTTGGAAAAAAAGCATTCTTTAATCATACGACACAATCCGATCTTTCTATTGCTGAAGAAGAAGATATGAGAAAGAGGTTAGTTGGTGTTTCTCCTAAAGCCAAAGAATTTATTATAGAAAAAGCCAGAAAAGAAAAAAGTAGATTATTTGAGGAAGCTAAGGCAGCTTATGGATTAAATACTCAGCAAGTTGCTGAAAATGAAAAAAAATGGCAGCAACTAGTTGGACAACCTGGCACTAATAATGAGGGGTATAGAGGTAATTCTTTAAAGCCGAGATTAGAATATTTTAATAATCCTATTATAAATGAATCTTTTAATAATAAATATGCCGAATATGCAGCTCAAGAAGACCCGAATCAAACCGTTGAACAAATAAATCAAAATGTAATGGCGAAGTTGGCTCCTGATATAAGGAATTTTCAAACTGCTAGAAATGCAGTATCTTTTGGTCCTTTTGTAAGAGGGGATGTTGGAGAAGTTATCAAAAAAAATCAGGCTGCTTATTCTGAATTAATGGGAAAGGGATATGACGAGGCTATTTTAAGCGAGTTGGCAGAAAAAGGAATGGGACCAGAAGAATCTCATTTTACTTTGTATGGAAAACAGACAAATCCATCTTCGATTAAAGCTTTATCAGAAATAAAACCAGGATTTAGTCGTAAAGAGCCATTTAAAAAAATGGGTCCAGGTTATGAGTCACAATGGACAAGAGAATATGAAAGTAAATCCCCTAAATATGAAGAACAGCTTTCAAAAGGTCTTATGAAAATAAAACCAGAAGATGATCTGATTATTTTAAGAGCAACAGCTTTAAATAATGGTGGAACAGAGGATAATTTTACCAATGCTTTGGAAAAAGCAAGAGCAAATGGTTTAAAGTTATCACCTCTTCAAGAAAGTCAGGTTTCCGAACTTTCTACTTCAAGAAGACCTCCACTACAAGAAATTTTTAATCCTAATCACTGGTCAAAAGTATATAATTACATACGAGGAAGACGATGAGTTTTATTTCTCAATCTCTATCCGCAGGGCATTCCGCTAAAAAGATCTTGGAATTTATTTTAGGTGAAAATCCTGAAATATCATCTAAGGTTAATGCTGCCCTTCAAGCGGGACATTCTATTTCTCATGTGTTAAATTTCTTGGAAAAAAGTGGAACAATAAATTCTAAAAAGACATCTAAGAGATCTCAAGAAAATATTTACGTCCCAGCTTCCACGCGATCTCTTTATCAATTAGATCCTGGAACAGAAGAACTTGTAAAGGTTGGTAAAACAGTCGCGTTATCAGCTGCCGGAGCTTTTGCAGCAGCAAGAGCAATTCCTTATGCTCGTACAATGTTAGGATTGGGAGAGGCAGCAGCATCAAATTTACCAACAGAGCCTTCAACTCCCCCAAGCGTTCCTCCTCCAGAAGGTCCTGAAACTCCTCCAACACCAGAATCGCCCCAAGCACCAACGGAAATTGATAAAGACCTACTGGGTAAGGCAAAGTTTCTTTTCAAACGTCAAAAGCATTTAGAAGATGTTAATAAGGCCCCTCTCCCTTTATCTCCTATTCTGCAAAAAGAGCTTAAAATTCCTAAAGAACTGGCTGATCAGTTAGAAGCGCAAGTCCGAGCAGAATCACCTCAAATGCCCACCTTTGAAGAAGGCGCTGAAGGAAATATTGCTCAAGGTCTCACACCCGAAGAAATAGAAAAGCGTAAAGCATTTAATGCTCTTCCTAAAAAGAAACAAATGATCACTTCCGATGGAAATATAGCTGAACTTGATTCAGTCACTCCTAATGGTATGGCCAAAGTAACTATCGATGGAAAACAAAGGAATATTCCTGAAGACCATTTGATTGAGTCTCCTGCAGATGAAAAAGATCTGGGGCAAATGTATGAAGAATTGATCCAAAAAATTCCAGAAAGTGAACGATCTGGAATGATTAACTGGGCAGGTTATGATGAAACAAATAAGTCCCTTGCATTCTTGTCACATCACGGAGCACTTTACACCTACGAAGATATACCTGAAGAATTTGCCGATAGACTTAAAAACGCTATGTTTAAAGCGAAAACTACAGGCAGTAATTACGTTGGTGAATGGACAGAAGGTGAGTCTTCACGAGGAGCTGGACTATCTGTATTGATAAAAGAATTGCAAGCTTATTACGGGGGAAAAGGAAAAGAGTATAGCCGTAAATTTGAAATGGCTCATGATTTATTTGCTATTCCTAAATCACAAGTACAAGCACGTTTGAAAAGAGAAGCGGCTGAAAAAAAAGAAGCCAAAGCCAAAAAGAAAAAAGAAGAAAATGAAAGAAAAAAATCAAAATCAAAAAAAAGAAAAACCCTCTGAGATAGGAAGGCTTTTAATAGCTTTGCAAGCCTACCACAAAAGGCAACTTCATGCCCAAATTAAAAAGAAATAGCTATTTAGCATGGGGATTACATACTCCATTAATGAAATAAGCAATCCAAAACATAATCACTAGAAATGTCCACATAATTTTCCTCCTTGAAAACTGTTAACAATAGTATACACTAGTTTAGTAATTTAATCAACTAAAATATAACAAAAGAAGCTTTGAATATTTTTCTTATATGGTGTATCTTAAAAATAAAATTACAAGGAGTCGATCATGACAAATATTAAAACATGTTATGCCCCAGGAACAGTCGGTTTACAAGTTTTCCCTAATCCTATAAAGAAGTCTAGAAATCCAGCGACCACAGACAATAATTATCCGTTGGGTCAAGTATGGATAAATGATCAAGCTGATATTGCATGGATGCTAACAGCTAATCCTGCTAATGTTGCTAATTGGGTCTCTATTGGTGGGGGTGCAGGTGGTCCGCTCGATACTTTAACTGGAACTACAGGCGGGGCTCTTGCACCTGTCGGAGGAACAATTATCGTTACAGGTAATGCCACTCAAGGCGTTTCTGTTGCTGGTGCAGGTCATACTCTTACAGCAACGGTTGCTGATTGGACTACGGCGCAAAAAGGCGTTGGTATTCTGTCTAGTGATGCACAGGCGGTTACCGGTACTGGTACGACTCAAGCAGTCACTCCACACGCTTTGACTGCTCGTCTTGAAGCTCCAGGCGCGATTGGAGGCACAACTCCTGCTGCTGGAACTTTTACAGTTTTAACAGCAACTACCGGTGACATTGTAGCAGCTCTTGGAGATATCGAGGCAAATAATGGCGATGTTAGCGCCAATGGTGATGTCACAGCAGTCACGGGAGATCTCGTTGCTACAAATGGAAATTTAGTTCTTGTAACAGCTGGAAATAAAATAGAAATAGCCACTGGTGCAAATGCTTCTGTTGGTACTTCTGCTGCCATGGTTGCAGGTGCTGTAACTGTAGCAACTACAGCTTGCAGCGCGACGGCTAAAGTATTCTATTCCAGAGAAACTCTTGGTGGAGCTGCTGGACATGTTTCTATTACGGCACAGAATGGTACAGGTTTTACTTTAACATCAAGCTCTGCAACAGAAACAAGTACATTCAATTATTGGATAATAAATAATTAATAGGTTTTACTAATGACTAATGCTTCAGATGTAGGAAAAGTCCCTGTAGTCAGTGATATGTCCAGACTGCAAACTTCTATTGACGCTACAACATTTCTAGAAATGAGAATGGAAAATAACGGAGATGGAAATCCAATTTACATCGGTTATAACAAAACTCCTAATGCCGGAACAGCTGTACAGAGTTGGTTTATCATAAAAATAACCTATTCAGGAACATCAGTTGTTAGAAAACAATTACCGACTAGAGGAGTTGTTTTTAAATATGCTTGGGATGATAGAGCCTCAATATTTTAATAAAATACCGATAGGAAACGATGCCATATACATTCAATCCATTTATATCTAATTTTGATTATTATCAAGCGGCTGTTCCCATTCCGAGTACAGCTGTTGAGGCTGTGGTTACTGATTCTGGAACTATTATTCCAGTCGCTAACAGTATGAATTTGTT